CTCGTATGCTTTCCAAAACGCAGGACCGTGGATACGGTCAGGAGGATCTAAATGCCATGATACGGCATGTGCCCATTCATGGGCAAGGATAAAGCAGGCTACGGGCTGCGAAAGTGCTTTATCGATCTCGATCACAAACCGCTCCTGCACCAGATCGATATGCGTTAATGCGAATGCGCCTTCTAGCCGCTTACGCACTATACGCACCTTCAGGTCGGGATATCGCTTGCGAAATTTTGCCGCGAGAGAGGAGAGGAGATTGGTCGGCATTAGATGTCCATTGGAATAAAGATGGGGAACCCATCGAGAACGACACCACAGCCGATGATCGGCTTCTTGACGAACTTGCGTCCGTATTCCTGCGCTAGTGCTTTGTGGTCTACACCGCATCCTACGTTCATACCGAAGATCCTAGCGTTGCCGTTAGCGTAATACCAGCAACCGGCTTCGCCGTGTAGGTGTCCGCCTACTAGATTTTGGAATTTACTCATGGCCGTCTTGACGGCCCCGAACTGCCCGCCTTTGCCGGAATCGCCATGCATGTAGATCGTTCCGTCTACCTCTAACTCGGTGTACCGAGTGTGAACTTTCCATGCCTTAGGTAAACCCCAAATGTCGTTGAAATCGCGTAACCATTCGGGCAAAAGCCCGATAGTAACGGCTTGTCGTTCGCCCAGGGCATCGTGATTTCCGATAAGGAAGTCAGCCTTAGGGAATCGCTTGGTTATCTCCTGTACTTGTTTCTTGGCCTTTTTGTATTCTTCGGGTGCCGAAGAAAGGGCCGAATGTTTTTCGTGGTACGAAATCGCAGCGTTATCTACCAGATCGCCCAGGTGGACGAAGCGGTTACATTGGTACTTATCCCACACTTTTGATAAGAATGCAGGGAACTTAGGTAACATACAGGGGGCATGGGTACAAGACACCGCGAGAACTCTAGCCATTTTTCTTTTTACCCTTATTTTGATAAATTTCCATCCACGGCATTGACGATAACGGCTAATAGCCGTATCATTCGGTGGTCAGCAACAATTCACTTAAAGGAGACTGAGAATTATGGTTACAATCACCGATGAAATGGATGCAGCACTCGATGGCCAAGCCAAATGGATGATATCCATTATAGGTAAATACGTTCGTAAATACCACAGATTTGCAGATGCCGAAGAACTTTTTGCGGACTTTGTGGCTTTTTATCTTGAGAATCGCCACCATTTCAATCCAGAGCGTGGAACACGCTCGACGTTTGTGTTCCAGCTATTCAGATCGTTTACATTTCGAAAAGCAAGAAAAATTAGAATAACTACACGGAATGTTGTCGCCGACGTGCCGGTGGTTGGACTAGAATACGATGAGGATGAGATTGAACTGCTAGAGCAGTTCGCGGTTCAGCCGAGGAAGTCAGCTAGCCGACTCGCGAAAGACATGGGCCGCAAAGAGCGGCATATCGAAGAAACGCTTGATTCGCTGAAAGCGAAAATAGCGCAACGTAATTCCAAGCAAAGGGCAGTAGTATGCAAGTAGATTTACAAGTGGAAGTCCCGAAGGGATATGAGTTGACTGGGGAATATCGGATACCTAAAGAGGGCGAGAGTTTCCTTAACTCTTGGGGTAAGGCCGAAATGCAGGTAAGGAAATTTATTGATTTCTCTCGATTGATTCTCCGCAAAGTCGATACGTGGCGTGACGCCACCTTGGATGATCTCAAACGGGTTATGGACGGTGAAACCGTCGAATGTCGATGCCGTGATGAAGTGACTGACACTTGGAGAGCAGATCTGCTCCTACGTGGATGTTTTTTACGTTACGACGACAGGCGTGTATGGGCGGCTGTGCCGCCTAGCGACGAGCCGCAGGCTTTTATTTACTACTATCATTGTCAAGTCAAAGAATGATCTCCGGCATCCCAGAGGGCTACGCCCTCGACCGTATCGGTTATCCAATGCCCGGCGAGAAATTCATCGGGCATACCGGAGTCGTTTACGACTATCCTGATTGCGACGTAGAGATTCAGCATCCAGTGGCGATTGTATCGCCGAAGGAAGGCTGGAAGATACTACGAGCTATCGCCTGGGACGGCCAGCCGACTAGAGCGAGATTCCGCACGAAGAAAAATGAGCCGTGGACCTATGGCGTCTTAGTCGCCTATCGTCCTGGTATTACTAAATTCCAATCCGATGAAGGACGTTGGTATCGCGTATGCGAGGTACTGAGGAAATAAATGCCACGTAAAACCCTTAAACAGCACCAGATCGAAGCCGTCGATTTTGCCGTCAAGAATAACGGCAAAATCATCAACGGCGATGTTGTCGGCATGGGCAAGACGGTAAGCACCGTCGCATATCTCGACAAGCTAAACAAGTGGCCTGTGCTGATTGTGGCACCTTCTAGCGTGAAGGGGGCATGGAAGAACGAATTCGAGGAGTACATCGGCGAAGAAGCTATCGTCGCAGAGGGCGAATCGCCCTACGAAGGAGAGCTAAAGCACAAGTGCGTGGTTATAAATTACGATATCCTCGCAGCCCAAATGCCTTGGCTTACTGAGCAGAACTTCGAATGCTTGGTATTCGACGAATGCCAGATGCTCGCCAACTTGACGACTAAATGGACAAAGGCCGCTCGTATCCTCGCTAAGCGATGCCCTAGAGTTATGGGACTGAGCGGAACTCCTATAGCCAATCGGCCAGCCGATTTCTGGCCTATTTTGAATATGGTTCGACCAGACCTATTCCCAGCATTTAAGGAATATGCATGGAAACATTGTGCTCCAAGGCTTAACTTTGGTCGATGGGAGTACAAAGGTGCTGATCGCATGGACGAGCTACACGCTACGCTCAAGCCGTTCATGATCCGAAGAAACAAGAGCGTCCTCAATTTGCCTCCGCAATCCTTGCGGATCGAATTCGTGGATATGGTAGGCAGGGAGGCGTATGACCTACTGCACGCACAATACACGTCGGCTAGCCGACGATCAAGGTTCGTTAAAGGCAAGAACGCGGGAGCAGATCAGCTCACCTTGCTACAAAATCTTCTCATGCTGGTGGCTCGCTGTAAAGCGAGAAGCACAGTCGAATGGATTCGGAACTACCTCGACACAAATCCTAATGAAAAGCTGATAGCTTTCTGCACGCATACGCAGATGCTAGACGTTATCCATCGACGTGGAGCACCGGAAGGGCTGTCGATGTTCATTAACGGTAGTGTCGCTTCGAAGCGACGAACCGAACTGATACAGAGGTTCCAGACTGATCCTAGCTGTAGGCTAGCCGTATGTAACATTAAGGCCGCAGGAGCGGGTATCACGCTCACAGCGGCTACTAAGGCGGTAGTCTGCGAGCTTCCCTGGACAGCCAAGGATATCACGCAGATCATGGGAAGGAACCACCGAATCGGCCAGACTCGCGAAACGGAGATGATTTTCCTCTTGACCAAAGATACCATCGAAGAAAAACTTTGTAAGGTGATTCAGGAGAAGCAGGCTATCCACGAAGCGATCATCGAAGGCAAGAAACTAAACGACCTACCGATCTACAAGATGCTAGAAATGGAGATGGGAAAATGACAGACGACCGCCAAGAAAGATTGATAGAACAAATAGATCGTAATGGTGATTTCATCACCGGCGATGACGGCTACAAGCATTTCGCCCCGACAGGTCGGGGTTACTTGACTGCAAGCGACCTGCGAGTAATCGCAGACGAACTTGATAAAAGAAACGCAGCGTGGGACGCTATAATACAGGAAAGTGCTAAGGATTAACATGGGAACAGTATACGCAATCGCTTGTCCAGAGTATAAAGAGAAGATTGATCCGAACTGCATCAACGCTAGAAGTGCCAAACTGTATAAGATTGGCGAGCCTGGACACCCAGTAGGTGTCATCGCTCTATTTGCTATATGGAATAGATGGAACTTCTCCCCTATTACGCTAGTGGCTGACACAGCATTAGAAGATCCAATCACAGGTCTACAGCCTTACGACGATTACCTCGATGTCACAGAGCATGTGATCGACGACTATAACGGAATCTACGACACTGAAATCGCATACACACCATGACCAAACAAGTCCCTCTCACGGAAGTTCCGACCGATCTACAAGAAAACTTCAAGGATTTCTGTAGAATAAACGATTGGACCGAAGCAGAAGTGCTGACGCACTTAATGCTTTATGCACTGAAACAAGATGTAAACCTAGCGATTCCACTTCATTCTCAACGGACAGGTATGTACCTGAAAAAAGAAAAATGGCTACACGAACAATTGCAGCGTTTGGGTTGGTAGTAGTCTTGCTTATATCGCAGGTCGCTTTTGGGATTGATCCCGAGGCTAACGCGGTATTCCGCGTGCGAACTCCGGCTATGGCCCAAGGAACTTGCTTCGCCATTAAGCAAACTGATACTACACTCTATCTTGGCACGGCGTTTCACGTTGTCGAGTCGCAGAACGGTAACATCCACACCGGCTACGCTTACGCGTTAGAGAGCGATACGCTCAAGGACTTACCTAAAGCAAAGGTGGTCGCAGTAGACGTAAAGGCCGATCTCGCTGTGCTGGCTTGCCAGCTCGAGCGGAAGTTCGATATTCTGCCGTTAGCGTCAGTCGAAAAGATGAAAGACGTAAGGAAAATAGGCTTCGCCTATGGACCTTCGGGACGTGAAGTAAAGTTCCACGGATATGCTTCGGGATTCTGGCTAGAAACTTCTGGAATTTTATCGTTCGCATACGAGAACTATGTGTATAGTGATGGAGTAGTCGCCCCAGGACAGAGCGGTGGTCCCGCAACAGCCGATGGGGTAATCATAGGTGTAGTATCAGGAGGTAGTTCCTGGTACGATGCCGTCGAGGACAAAGAAAAGCCGGTGACTTGGCCTGCTCGACTAGGGAGCGCAAGGCGGCTCCAAGAAATACTAGATTGGGCAGTTAAGCAGAATGACGTTCCAAAGCCTACAACAAAATAAATCGGGTCCAAGCCCCGCTTCACAGTTACATTCCAGATACAACTTACTCACGAATGGCAGGTCCAAAGTAAGTGATTGGAAGTTATTGCTGGAGCGGGGCTATTCTTTTGACGAGCTATACAGCCTGCTATGCTGGCTCGAATTCCACAGAGCGGCGGCACTTCCGTCGTCTACGACGATTGTGCGGAACGCTAAGGAAATGGTAGCGGAAAGCAAGACCGATCCTGTCGCCTGCCGCGTGCCTGTCACGCAAGAGGCGTTGGATATGTGGGAGATCATCTGCCACGCGGGATGCGATATAGATCCTGAGTATGTGCAGGACGCGTTAGATAAGTATAGAGACTACCTGCGAACTAGTCCTGCGTGGTACTTCCACATGACACCAGCAAACGAGTTTATCCATGATTGGTTCGTAGTCATGGCTAGGTACGGTAGCCCGCGAATGCGGCGTTTTCATTGGGAACATCCCAAGTTTAAGGACCATATCTCGCTCGTAAAACGAGCAATGGAAAGGGGTTAAAATGAGAAAACAATCATTGCTGTTAGTTATGCTACTTACGTTAGTCGGCTGTGCCGACTCTGCGTACATAGCCGAGCAAAACCAAGCGGCATTGTCGTCTGGCGGCGAGTACGTGGGCAATCTATCCGATGGCACAGCCATCGTGAGATATCGTATTAAGGCTTCGTATGATAGAGATCATTGGGTCTATGTCGCAGGAGCGACTGTGACCGCTAATCAGATCTACGTCGTAGACCACGGCGACCACCAGACAACGCACAATCAAGTTGTAGTTACTTACGTTCCTGAATGATTACCGAATTTCTCGACAAGCATGGCATCGAGTGGAGTAAGACCGATAAGCACAGTCGTCGATTGTGGAGTCAGGTCCGCGAATGCCCTCGATGCCATAATCAAAAATTCCACTTGGGGATTCGGGATGATCTGAGCCGTGCTTCATGCTATTCATGCGGTCATTGGCACGTACCGAAGTTATTGAAGGCATTAACCGATGCTCCGTGGGCAGAGATCAATGAACTGCTCGGCAATAGGGCGTTTATACGCCCAGATGCCAAGGAAGTTCCAATGGGCGTTTACACGCCCCCAACGAATCTAGTCGGCATAACCGAATGCGATGCGGTCCACGCTTACGTCCTAGAGCGGGGTCTAGACCCCGATTACCTAGAATCTGTGTGGGATATACGGGCCACTGGCCCATTCTCGAATTACCCATTCCGCTTGTTCATCCCGATCTACAAAGGTAAGCGAATTGTTTCGTGGACGGCTAGGGCCGCGTGCGGCCAAGAGCCTCGCTACCAAACGGCTTCAGCTATGCAGAAGGCGTTCGACGAGAAAAAAATGCTTTTCGGTAATCAGTTTATCCGCGAAGCGGCTATAATAGTCGAGGGTCCGTTATCAGCTATCAATGTAGGGCGAGGGGCAATTGCTACGCTAGGCGTAGCCTACACTCAGCACCAAGTGAACCTGATGGCCGACATCTGGAGGAGAATCATTGTGTTCGATAACGAACCCAAGGCACAGGCTCGGGCAAGACAACTAGCTGACCAGCTAGCCGTCTTTCCTGGCGAGACATTTGTTGTTAATCTAGATGCTGACGATCCCGGTTCGGCTAGCCGAACAGAGGTCAGACAGTTACGCGATTTCGCGTTCGGGAAAGGAAAGTAAAATGGCTGAGTTCGAAAAGAAATCGATCCATTTCATGGATCATCATCTAAAGGAAGAAACGACTATTACCATCAAGCAAGGAATGGGCTGGTGTCTGTGGACAGACAAAGGCCCATCTGGACCTTGCGCACAATCTATGGACACTACGATGCCGTGGGGCGGCATTCTATTCTTCCCTGATTACGACGCTTGCGTCGAATTCCTAAAGAACAAGAAAGTACGCCCTGGCGTACAAACTAACCTCCTATGGGGTGAGGTAGGTAGTTTTGGTACTGGCAACGTAACCCTAACAGTCGTGGAACGACTACCAGGAGAGAGTGAAATAAATGGCTGAATTCGGTAAATGGACGCACTATAAAGACGAGTTACCCCCACGCGGTTATGAGGAAGTTCTTTATTGCTGCTGGATGGATGATTACTTCACCGACGTTAGGGTCGGATGGTATGAAGGTAAGCGGACTCTAGGCGATGCAATCGCTATGGAATCAGTTGCAGCGAGCGAGGGTGTGGATAGAGATTGGGCACCATGCACTCACTGGATGCCACTCCCGCCGAAGCCGGAGATCCCAAATGACTAAGCAATCGAAGTATAAAGTAAAGCAATGCATTAAATGCGGCTCCTTCGCTATCAATCATCATTGCCACGGACGCGACGGGTCGCTAGACGACCATTGCGATGTTTGCTATTGGCGAAGTAAAGCCAACGGCTTTCCAGACCAAAAAGATGACCGACCTGTAGTGAAAGGATTTGCAAACAATGCAGATTGAGGAGGTAAATGGCAGCGATGAACGGCTAGCCGTTACTGCGTTGTGCCTAGATACTGCTACGCTAGCCAAAGTAGCTCCGGCAATGCCGGAGAATCCTTTTCCTAGTAAGTGGAGCAATCGAGTCGCCTCTTGGTGCGTATCGCACTACCAGCAATTTTCGGAGGCTCCCGGTCCTGTAGCCCTAACAGCGATTTACGCTGAATGGGCATCTACGGCAGATGAAACCATATCACAACTTGTCGGTAAATTTCTTTCATCGCTTTCAGCGATAGACATGAATACCGAGTATTGCGTGGACTTAATCGAGCGTCTAGTACGCAAGACCGCTACGCGGTCAATCGTAGATAAGGCAATGGCGGCTCTCTCTAACGGGAAACTAGAGGAAGCCGTAAGTGCCATACAGGGCTGGAAGCCCCCTAAAATCGCGCAGGACGCTGAATTTGTCGAACCCCTTGATGATATCAGTGTCATCGAGGACGCGTTCGAGAAGGCCCATTACGAGCCTTTAATCACGTTCAAAGCCGATTCAGCGATTGGCCGATTCTTCGGCCCTACGCTCCATCGAGATGCTTTGGTCGTGTTTTGCGGTCCCGACAAGTCGGGTAAAAGCTCGCACTTGGCGAGCCTATGCCAACGGGCTATGGTACAGGGCAAGCGGGTCGCCTACATCAACATAGGCGATTTGAGCCAAGAACAAGCCCTGAAGCGATGGACTACAGCTTTCGTCGGGCGACCGGCGTATCGCTGCAAGTACAACCTGCCGACAGAAATTGAATACAAAGAAAAAGAATTTTCACTAAAATACGAAACTCGGCTTGCCGAGTCTGGCTATAGTATGGATGATGCCAAACTTGCTTGGCAGCGACTAAGCGAGTTAGCACCGAAAAGGCTGCGATTCGTTAGCCGACCAGCAAACACGATGACCGTCGAGGACTTGCGTGATATGCTGCTAGGCTGGGCGAATCAAGGCTGGGTTGCCGACGTAGTCGGCGTGGATTATGCTGCCCTTCTCGCCCCTTCCAGGGGCATTAAGGAACGGCATGAAGCACTCGATCACATTTGGAAGTCGTTAAGGCAGATAAGCCAAGAGCTAAAAGTCCTGATGCTTACAGCATCCCAGACTAATGCTGACGCTTATAATGCCGCGACGTACTGGATCACTAAGGCTAACTTTTCGGGTAGCAAAGGCATTTGGGCACACTGTAACGCAGCGATTGGTATCAATATAACTAATACCGAAAGACGGCAGCAGGTGTGCAGGTTTAATTTCATAGCTCAGCGGGAGCGGGAGTATATGTCGGATCTTCCGACTGAATACATCGCTGTTGCTGGATGTCCGCATATCGGACGTTTTCATTTACTTTCGGAGTTCATTTGATGGCAGAGTTTAAGGTAGGGGATTTGGTACGGTGTATAGACAATTCGCATTGCGATGCTGATTTAATTTTAGGTGCTGAGTACATAGTCGCATTCGCCGACAAGAGTGGAATCTCGTTCGATGCTGATGCCGAATACTACGATTGGTTTAATTACCGATTCGTACTCGTTCGGCCAGCCGAACAAACAAGCGATCTCGTTGATCTTCCTATGAAATACGTCTGCGTTAACGAACTTTGCCAAATGATTCACGCTTCCAACGTGAAGGCAGGATGGTGGGACGCTGCCAATAACGCCCTCGTCGTGCCAACAAAGCTAGCGTTGGTTCATAGCGAAATCAGCGAAGCATTGGAAAGCCACCGCAAGAACACCAAAGACGACAAGCTACCGCAATACGACGGCATCGCCGTCGAGCTAGCGGACGCTGTTATCCGCATTTTCGATCTAGCAGGCTTCCTCGGAATCCCACTTGGCACTATCATGGCAGAGAAGGAAGCCTTCAACGCCAAACGCGAAGATCACAAAGTCGAAAACCGGGCAAAGCCCCAAGGGAAAAGATACTAACGTGAAAACTGCAATCGTAACTCTCTGTCTGTTACTGTGCGTAAATACTGTTACGGCCAATGATCGTATCACGATCAGGGACAAAGCAGGTCGCATCCAGTCTACTATTCAATCTTCCGGTAATGGACGACTAGTCGTCCGAAACCAACGTGGTCAAATTACAGGTTCGGTAACAATCAAGGGCGGTAACGCCCAATATCGCAATGCGAAAGGTCAAATAGGAAAGTAATCATGGAAAATATGTACTACATCGGCATCAAAACACCCGCAGGCGTGCACTGTGAACTAGGCTTTTGGCCTACGGAAACCAAATCCGCCGAGGACACAGTGATGATGATAGCCGAGTACGTGAAAACGTATGGCATCGACCTAGGAATGGCTAAGGTGGTAGCGATCTTCATGAAAGCTGGACAAGCCCAAGGGCTTGACGTACAGCAGACCGAAGGTGCATTGGAAATGACTAAGGATATCGACAAATGAACGAAGCACGATTCCGTATTGTCGAATACTGCGAAGGGTACTATCGAGTCGAAGTGAAACGTAAGTTTCTTTGGTATGAGTGGTGGGAATCTACTGGCTTTTCTTCTGCGTATATTTCTACGCTAGAGAAGTACATTGAGGACCAGAATTTCGAACCTAGAGTGATTAAGTATCTGTAATGCCATACGCACCTGCTACCAGAGACGCCTATCGTCTATTCCATCAAGGGACTCTCGCCCTGTCCCGTATGGAAGCGATAGGCATGCCGATCAACCTGCCGAAGATGCAGGCCAATCGGGACGAAATCGGACAAAAGATTCGTGAAGGCGAAGCTGAGCTTCGCAAGCACAATATCTACAAGACGCAACAGAAGATCTTCGGCAAGGAAACCGATCTCGGTTCTCGCGATCAGCTATCCCACGTCTTGTTTAACCACATGAAACTAAAGGGTGCGAAACGCACCAAGAACGGCAAGTACAAACTAGATGACGAAGTATTGCGTGTCTTGAATTTGGATTATGCTGACGACTTCCTTGCGTTACAGAAGCTAAGGAAGCTGAAGGGCACGTACCTCGATGCTTTGTGTAACTTGGCCGTAAATGGTCGCGTGCACGGATCGATGAACTTGCACAAGGTCAAATCTTTCCGTGGATCTGCCGAAGATCCCAATCTGAACAATCTGCCCAGCAGAAACAAGATGGTTACTCGGTACATCAAAGGCTGTATTTGCCCGCCTGAAGGCTGGTACATAGTCGAGTCAGACTATTCCGCACTCGAGGTTCATATCGCAGCTTGTTATCACAAAGATCCGACCATGATCTCGAACCTAGAAACAGGCTTCGATATGCACACGTCGATCAGTAAGCAATGCTACCGCTACGACGATGATTTCATTACGGCAAACAAGTCGCTAGCGAAAGAGCTGCGCACCGCAGCAAAATCGGATGCGGTGTTTTCGTGGATGTACGGGAACTATTACATCGATGTCGCCTTGCGACTATGGAAAACAGCAATACAGAAAGGGCTCCTACCGCACCTTGCCGCTAGCGGCATCAAGCGACTTGGAGTCGAATACGATGTAGAGTCGGCGAAATGGATCGAACATTCGGGACCAGATGCCTTCGTTACGCACATCAAATCGGTCGAGGACGACTTCTGGAACAACCGCTACGCGGTTTACGGCCAGTGGCGGAAAGACTGGTACAGAGCATATCAACAGAAGGGATTCTTCCATACACTCACCGGATTTGGATGGTACGGCGTGGAACGCCGCAATTTCATCATTAACGCTCCGGTCCAAGGATCAGCATTCCACTGTCTGCTACAAGCGATTATCGACATTCAGTCAGAGATCGCACGCAGGAAGATGCGATCCAGGACATTCCTTGAAATCCACGATAGCTTGCTTAGCTTAGTTCCGGCAGACGAAGTCCACGATTATGTTGCTATGAGCAACGAGATCATGACTTCAAAGCTACAGGAGAAGTGGCCTTGGATTTGCCTAGACCTCAAGACCGAGGTAGAATTGAGCCCTACGAGTTGGGCGGATAAGGAATCCTACGATCCGAATAAGGTATACTAATGTTTCTCTACCCTTTAACAAATAGCACACAGCACGAAATGAAACCAACCATATTTGCGTGTATCGGAAACCAAGGAGCAGGAAAGGACGAAATCTGCAACTATTTGCGGGACAAGTATTCCTTCGTCAAGGTCGGATTCTCCGACCCGATCTACGAGCTACTCGAGGAAATGAATCCAGCAGTATACGTCCGTTCCGCAAATAAATACTTCCCCTATAATTCCTTAGTAGCTAATCACGGACTTGACTGGGCTAAACGACTTTACCCAGAAATCCGCCGATGGCTTCAAATCATAGGGACCGAGTACGGTCGCGATGTATTCGGCCCAGATTGTTGGATAAGAGCGTTAGACGCTCGCATCAAAGATTTACCGCTTGTCGCGGTACGCGACGTTCGGTTCGAGAACGAGATTGATTATATCCGCTCGCGCGGTGGGTTTATCGTATGGGTACAGTCTAACCGAGCACCGGAACGAGATACCTCGCATACCAGCGAGAAACTCGTATTCGCCGACCACGCCGATTACACTGTACAAAACAACACAACTCTGGTAGAACTTTACCGGCAGTTGGATGTAATCTTGGCTGATTGGAATAACTTGGGAGTTAGCGAATAAATGGATCTCCATATCAAATACCGACCAACGGACCTAGCCTCAGTCGTTGGACAACCGCAAGCGGTTAAACAACTTAAAGGCTTCCTCGACACAAATACCGTTCCCCACGTGATGGGGTTCTACGGGCCACCGGGCGTCGGTAAAACGACGATGGCAAGGATCATGGCTAATGCAGTCGGTGCAACCGACATGAACATTACCGAGATCAACCTAGCCGTCAAAAACGGCATCGATGACGTTCGCTCGCTTCAAGAGCGTTGTGCCTTACGTCCTTTAGGCGGCAAGAATGCCGCTTTCATCTTGGACGAAGCACATTCGCTGACGAAGCAGGCGTACCAAGGATTGCTCAAGCTATTCGAGGATACGCCCAAGCACGTCTACTTTTTTCTTTGCACAAGCCAGCCCGAGAAGATCGACAAAGCGATTAAAACCCGCGTAACGGGTATCAATCTACATGCTGTAACTCAATCAGTATTAGTAAAGCTAATATCAGACGTATGCTTTGAGGATTCAGGTGTGGTGCTAGATATAGACGAAGCAGAGCCTATCGCCAGAGCCGCTAACGGCTCGCCGCGACAAGCTCTCGTTTATCTTGGGCAGGCTCTAGCCTGCGGGTTTGATCCTGTAGCGATGGCCTCGCTGTTCGCTGAAACCGATGAGAAGGTAAGCTATTTCCCGATCTGCGAAGCGATCATGTTCCCGAAGCAGAACGATTGGAGCCGTGTATACGGCTTGATTACGTCGATACCAGATGAGGAAGTTGAGGCAGCGCGGTGGATGATTCTTTCATACGCCAAGTCCTGCATGAAGAATCCGAAGAACGCCGAGCGGGGGGCTAGAGTCATCCAGGCGATGAAGTCGCCATTTTTTGACTCAAAACTTGCCGGATTTTTGTCGAATTACTATCTCGTCTGGTCGAAAAATGTGTAAAGTATGGTTGTTGACCTAACGTGTCCAAGAGAAAGGTATAAT